TATGGGTCTGGTGTAGGTGATTTGCTAACTGTTTCTTCAAGTGCTTGTTGAGATGCTTTTTGTTTTTCTTGTTTTTCTTTTTCTTTTGGTTTATCTTCTAATCTTTCTTTGGCAGATTTATCATAAAATACACCTTCACCAGTATCAAGTTTAGTACCCATCTCTTTCAAAGACTTTGTGGCAGATGATTCATACTTTTCTTCTTTTGTGCTGCCTGTATCTTTTTTGAATGGATAATAAGGTGGTATGTTAAGGTCTTTTAATAAAGGTCCAACTTTATTTCCAGTTAGTGGATTTACAAATGTTGTTATTTCCGCTAAAGGCACTTTTAAGCCGGGGAATCCAACATTATTTTTCATCCAGCCAACAACTTTATCAAATAGTTCCGTGATGCCAAGCAATAGAGGCATCATGAACTTTAACGCAGAGTCCATGCCTTGACGAAGTTCTTTTTCACCGAACAAACCGAATGTGATGAACTTCAAGAATCCGCCAAGTGCAGCAACGAGTGTATCTACAATGCTGCCGCTTTCTTTCCATATTTTAATGCCGTCAAGCACACCGTTGATTAAGCCACCAATCAACATTGCTGGCACAAATATCTTACTCAATAGTGCAAGTATTGAACCACCACTAAACAATGAAGCAAAACCACCAACGATTGCTGTAATCAAACCACCAATGAGTTTGACTGGATTGAGCATACTTAACAGACCGCCGATGCCACCACTGTCTTCTTTTGGTGCTGCTTCTTTGCTACTTTTTTCTGTTGCTGGTGTCGCTGCTTTGCTTTTTGCTCTTGCTGCTTCTAATTCTGCTTCACGCTGATCTTCAGTTTTGAAAAACTTGTCTGCTTTAGTTGCAGCCGTTTCACCTTTGATCTTCACAAGTTTAGCGATGTTTTGACGAAGCACATTAACATCTCTTGCTATACCAGGAAAAGCAAGAGATTGTTTAGCAATTAAATCAAGAAAAGGAAGTACATTAGAACCTATCGTTGGTTCTTCTGCTTTTTGTTCAACACCTTCTTTTGTAGGTGATGTTTCTTTTTTCTTTTCTTTTTTACCAAAAATAGAAGACAAAAGACTTCTTTTTGTTTCTTCTTTCTTTTTTGCCATTTATCGTCTTGCCTGTTTTTGTGCGTTGATGCGTTCTTTTTCTTCTTCCAAATACTGCATTAAAAGACCCAAGTAAATGGTTCTTTCCCAAGGTAACATTTCTTCAAGTTCAGTCAAACTATATTTGTGATGCTGCATCAAAGCAAAGTTTGTCTGATAATAATTACTCAGTGTGTCATAACGAAAAATTAGGCGAAAAAATTTTGTAGCCCTTTAATTTCAATGTCTTCTTCATAGTTACATTTGCCGCATTTGAAGTGTACATCTTTTTTCAGTTCTGGCATTGTGTCAAAGAATAGTTTGATTTTTTCTAAGTCTTTCTGCGACATTGAATCTACAAACTCAACCAACTCTTCATGGCTCGAATCTTTGGCATAATAAACCTGTTCATCATCATAAAGATACTCAATACAGTCAATCAAGACATTTACCAGAATTTCATTTTCGTTCATGCTCTCATATTTTTGTACCATTTCGAAAGTTGGATACTTTAAACAAATACCAATTCTTTCATTGAGCATAAACTTATTGTTATGGTCAGCATGAAGCGTTGGTTCAATCTCTAACAGATTCAATTTAAAATCTACTGAACCATTACATGTGACATCTTCACCTTTATCATTTTTTACGACATTGTTGCATTTGTATTTTAGATCAACAACTTCTTCTACTGATCTTGCACGAAGGTGCATGAACAAATATTCCAAATCAAATGTTGGTAAAGAATCGATATCAATGTCATCCAATACACAGTTTTTTAAAACTCTACGAATCGTTGTGATTACATCTTTGGCATCCTCTGATTCTGCTGCCATTAAAAATAATTTTTGTTCTTTTACAAGAAATGGGCGAATGCGAACTTCTTGTCCTGTCGAAATTAATTTAATTGTATAAATTGGTACATCAAGTTTTGGTAACATAATTTCCTCTCAATTAGAATGAAAAAATCCTTGAGGCTGCTGTGCCTCCAAGTGAAGTCAAAGTTTGACCAATATCATATTGACCTTCAAATATTGTACGATATTTTTGATATGAAAATGAAACTGAAAGACGATGAAATCCCTCTTCAGCCCAACTTAAAGGTTGTGGTGCAACACCAATTGGAAAAGCGTCAATCAGTTCGACTGCGTAAATTTGACGAACAAAGTCATCATATTGAACAATTCTTATATTTGTAAGATATCTTGTCGCATCACTTTTAGGAAATCTTGGATTGTTTGTGTCTGGTGGTATAATCGCATCCATCCAGCGTTCAAACAATTTTCTTTCATAGAATTCATTTGTACATAAGAATGTTAAACTTGTGTCTGCGTATTGCATACGATATGGCACTTTAAAAGAAGGTCCATATATTCTTGCATCGGCAGTTTCAAGTGTTCTGCCTGGTATTTCTGCCGATTCACACTGTAATGCCAAATATCTGGTCACAGAAGGATTTGATGATCTTGTGCCTTCGTTTTGCGTGCCTAGTGCTTTGTTAATAACATCAGAGACATCACTAAAGATTGAGTTTGGAAAATTAAACAATTTTTCCAAAAATGAATTTCCTATTGATTGTCCGATGTATGCGGGAATAGGTATGATAACTTCGTATCGACAAGGACGTGCAAGTCCACCTTTGCCTTTAATGTTCGACAGAAATAGATTGGGTGAAAACGACATTAAAATTTATCCTCTGAGTCTGACCAGACTTTGCTGGCCGTTGCTTTTGCAAATGATTCTACTGGTAACATGACGGCAATATCCCACTCATCTGCGGTTATTTCAAGAAAACGAGATTGCACATGACCAGACAGATATCGTTTGATACATGGCGTTGCTTCATAAATTTTAGATGCTCGTTTTAGAAAATCATAACTGATTCTAAATCTAGTACCTTCATCATAGCGACTATCTGTTAAAATTGTACTCAACTTATCAAGAAGAATGATTCGTCGCTTTGGGTGAATGTAATGTAGATTCAACCCTAAAAAGCCGTCTGAGTATCGTTCTATTGGAATAACCAATGGGAACCTGTCGTAATATGGCAACGAATCTTTCGTCTTTGGATCATAATAATAAAAGTACATACGACCAATGATAGACTGGTTCTTTAATCGTTCACGGTCACGCATCAGATCACCTTTCGTTGGTCTGAGTGCCGGAACTTTGGATCTCAACCAGGCACGTGCTTCACGTGACCGTGGTGCATATCCTGATTTTGCAAGGGATTCCTTGATTCTATCAATAAGTCGTTTCGCCATCGAATATTTATCTTATACCAAGGTGCTTTTCAGTCAAAATTAGAAATTGCCAACCGTGGTCTTTGCAAAATTCAGTAGCGGCGTGCCATTTGGCTTTGTTGATTTCGTAAGTAATTGCTTCTTGCAGAAAGGTCTTAGTCTTTCGTTTCTGTGTGGGTGGTTGTGTTTGTTTCTCTGGTTTGACTTCTATAATGTAAGTCATAACTGTACCGTCAGTCTTACGCATCTTTGCTATGAAGTCTGGGAAGTATCGATGTTTCTTTTTGTCAACTGGACTGTAATAGGGTATAGGTAACTCTTCCGAACCCCACCAAATGACGTTCGAATTCTCATCTAAATAATTCATCACCTTTATCTCCCACGTTGACCTGTAGATGATGTTATTTGCATCACCCTTGTATTTCTGCGGGTTTTTCGGTTTAAACCTTCCTTTATTTGACATAAATACTATCTAGTCAACGAACAGGAATCTCTCACATGGCATTTTTCGGTCTATCAGACATCACCATATCAAAAGAAGATAATAGAAACGGACCTTTAGCAGCCCTGTACAAAGGTGATACAACTAACACATTCAGATATCCTATAGACATTGGTAACTATGATAAAGCACATTATATGCTTATCAATGTTTTCAAACAAAAAAATTCACAATATCAAGGTGTACAGCAAAACAATATCAATAAAATTGGAGACTTTAAACCATCAACTCCAGGACAACAAAGTACATCTTTTGCCTCAAAAATTAACGGTGCAATTGATAATGCAATAAACAACCTTACAAGCGGTAAAACTTTGTTTGGTAAAAGTATTGCAACCAATTTTGGTGGTCCCGTAAAACAAAGAGCAGCAGTGGATGTTGATCAGAACACGTATATTGACAATGTAAAAGATATTGAAAACCAGTCTTTAATCAAAACAACCGAACAAACAAATGAAACAATTGTTCTGTATATGCCAGATACGTTGCAGTATACTTTTGCACAATCTTATTCTGAGGCTGCATTGGGAGATGAATTGGGTGGCAAAATAGCAGTGGCGGGCAAGTCTGTATTAGAAGATATGAGCAAAGGCTTAGATATAAAATCTGCTGCTGAAAAAGGAATCAAAGGCCCTGCTGCCACCGCTGCTATACAAAAAGCATTTGAACTTGCAGGAAGCGGCGCTGGTAAAATCCCAGGCATCGGTCAAAATACAGCCAAAGCAGCCGCATTTTTGGCACTTGGTGGTGTCAATAACCCAATGCTTGAACTGCTTTATTCTTCACCATCGTTTAGACAATTTACTTTTGAGTTTATGTTTTATCCACGTGATGAAAGAGAAGCATTGGAGGTTCAAAATATTTTAGAGCGTCTAAGATTTCATCAAGCGCCAGAAATTGATGGTGGATCTGGTGGTTTGCTTTTGATACCGCCTTCAGAATTTGAACTTGGATTTTATTATGGTGGTCGTCCCAATCCAAACTTACCTGGTATTGGTCGTTGTGTGCTGACAAATATTTCTGTCAATTATGCACCCAATGGTTGGTCAGCATATGAAATGTTTGGTGAAAACGATCCCCGTTTAGGTCGCACAGGTATGCCGACTGCAATTCAATTGACACTTGAGTTTAAAGAAACAGTTATTCTTACTAAAGCAAGTATGGTTCGAAAAGATGGGGGTTATAAAGCCTCTGAGTCTGTCGGTTCTAGACTACAAGAAACTTATAACAGATTTATAAAGTAATAATTTATGGCAAAGTATTTTAATTTTTTTCCAAAGACTTTATACTCGTTGTCAAATAAGCCAACGAATGCTGATTTTATAACAAACATTATTGCACGATTTGGTTTTGAAAATGAACTAAAACAAAACTCAAACATTTTTTATCCCTATGATATTCAAGATGGTGATACACCTGAGACAATTGCAAACAAATATTATGGTTCACCTGAAAGACATTGGGTAGTTTTAATGTTTAACGATATTATTGATCCACAATATGACTGGCCGCTAGATCAAAGAACAATTATAAAATATATCAACGAAAAATATTCGGCAAATGGGTCTGCCAACGTAACTCCACAAACTGGAATTGCCTGGTCACAATCAAACGTAAAATCTTATTATAAAATAGTTACAAGAGTCACAAACAATGCCACAAGAAATACCATAGAAGAAAAAATAGAAGTTGATGCAAATTCGTATGCAAATGTAATCACATCTACTTCTATGATAACACTTCAAAGTGGAACAAAAATAACAGAAACAGTTAGCAAAGGAACAGAAACTTTCTATGAATATGAAACAAATTTAAATGAATCAAAGAGAAGAATTAAATTGTTACGTTCAGAAATTGTTTCTCAATCTGGTTTACTTGATGAGTTTAAACGAGTGATTAATTCTAAAGAATAAAAATGTCAACTGTTAATTTACCAGAAACACCGTCAAAGTTTAGTCTTAATGAACTTGCCATTGTAACCAAAACTGGCAAGTTAGACATATCTAAACTATTTCAAGAACTGAACATTTTTGATTCTCTATTGTCACCCGTAATGACAGGTGCGATTGTTATTATTGACTCAATTGGTCTTTCTTCTAAATTATTGTTTGATGGCTCAGAAGTTCTTTTGGTGAATATTGGTAAAGATTCAGACTCAGATTCTTTTAGATTAAAAAAAGCATTTAGAATATATCGTCAAACAAATCGTGCAGCACTACAGCAAAATGCAGAGGCTTATACTTTAGAGTTTGTTTCAGACGAGTTTATTTTTTCCGAACAACAAAAAATAAACCAATCTTACAAAACAACTTATAGCGATGTTGTTAAGAAAATATTAGTCAATTACTTAAAGACTCCCGAACATAAATTGAACGGTGTCTTTCAAGACACGACGGGCATCCGTGATTTAGTTATACCGAATCTGAAGCCTCTTGATGCCTTAGAGTGGTGTGCCAAAAGAGCAGTGGATCAAAAAAGATCACCAAATTATGTTTTCTTTGAGAATAATTTGGGTTTTAATTTTACTTCACTTTCTTATCTTCTTACATCTGACGCATTATTTAAAATTAAATTTCCAGCTAAAAACTTAGAAGGTGTTCAGTCAAATCAAGAGTTGTTAAGTCCGAGACACTTTGAGGTTGTGAATCAATCTGATAAAATTAAAACTACAAGAGAGGGTGTTGCCGCTGGTACGTTTATTGGTTTTGACCCAATCACCAGAACAATACAAAGCAAGCGTATAGGGTTTGAAGATCATTATAATGCAATGGATCATGGCAATGACACTGCCAACTTTTCACAATCAAAAAATCGTGGTGGTGAAAAAGCAACTGAAGCATATGATTCTAAAAAAGTGCTAAACATTTTTGGTGCTAATATAAAAAACAGTGCTTATGTTAAAAAGTATGATCCCACTTCAATTTCAAAAATTGAAACTCCAGAAGATTTTGTGTTTGCACGAAAGGCAATTTTTGCTAATTTAATGAACAAACGAATTAAACTTGTTATGCCTGGCAACTTTCAGTTGACTTCAGGCTTTAATTTAAATGTTCGTGTGCCAGATTTTTCAAAGAAAGAGTCTGGCTCAGAGAATGAAGATCGTTCACTAAGCGGAAAATATTTGATTATTGCTGCAAGACATGTCATCAAATATGATATGCACGAAACAATTTTAGAACTTGCAACGACATCAAACGAAACAGACTTTATACCACAAAGCACACCAGAACAAAACAAGGCGGCAGAAAATTATGGAAGCTACTGAAAATAAAGACTTTGCAGGTAAAAATGGTTTTGTTTGGTGGGTTGGTGTTGTAGAAAAAATCAACGATCCATTAAAACTTGGTCGTTGTAGAGTTCGTTGCGCTGGTTGGCATACAGATAATAAGTCTTTGTTGCCGACAGATAGTTTGCCGTGGGCGCAGTCGTCATTGCCTGTAAATGCTAGAGACACATATCCGCCACGTGAAGGTGATATGGTATTTGGTTTTTTCTTTGATGGTGAAAATGCACAGCAGCCTGTGATGTTAGGTGTTCTTCCTGGCATTCCCCTTGTAGCGGCGAATGCTCAAAAAGGATTTAATGATGCAAGAGTTTCTTCCGAACTGCAAAGTTCACCAAGAACACCAGCATCAAAAACTTATAGTACAGATGGAAGTGGTATCAAGATTACAGAAAAATCTGCTGCTGAATCTTATCCAAGAATATTAGATGAACCAACAACGTCACGACTGGCTCGTAATGATGAAAACATGTCAAAGACGTTTATACAAGAACGTAAAGACAATGTGGTTAAATCTGTGCCAACTGCTACCAGCACTTGGACAGAACCAACAACACAATATGCCGCAAAGTATCCATACAATAATGTAACTGAAACCGAGTCTGGTCACATTGTAGAGTTTGACGATACTGTTGGTAAAGAAAGAATTCATATTGCACATCGTAATGGTTCATTTCAAGAATGGTTTCCTAACGGCGATAAAGTAGAAAAGATTACAAAAGATAATTATGAAATCGTGATGGGTAATGACCGTGTTTATATCATGGGTAAATGTTTTGTTACGGTACAAGGTGACGCTGAAGTTTATGTTAAGCAAAATGCTACGATTAAAGTGGATAAAAATGTGACTGCAACTATTGGTGAAAACTTGTCGGCGACAGTAAAAAAGAACGCTACATTGGCTGTCACTCAACAATTAAAAGCAACTTGCCAGACATT